GATAAAATTTGACCATTGAAATAGAATCTTTGTTCACCTGTACCTATGTTAACATTTACGACAATATTCGATAATTCGGGTTGTGTTTGAATATAAGCAGTAATTTGTTCACTTAATTCTCCTTGTTGGAATCCAGCTGCATCAGCTTCCTGTTGGGTGAATATGCCCTTTAATACAGAGTATGCTTTGTAATCATGAACCACTTGTACAGTTAATCCAACACCAGATACTATAAGATCAGTATAATCTTGTCCCAACTCCTCTATTAGATTAATATCTTTAGTCAATATGTAGCCATTCGGGTCAGTCGCAGCACTAACTAACTCAGCATTTGTGAGATAAAATTCTACGAAATTTAAATTTAGGTCGGTTGCGTCAAATTGACCTTGTGCGTTGCTGATATCTGTAGTGGCGCCAATTCTGATTTTCACTAAACTAGCAGACCCATCAGGATATACTACAGTGTTCGATTCACCCTCTAAATAAAACGATCTGAAACCCAGTGCGTCATTATCAAGCCATACTCCGTCTATACGAACGCTCGATGCGTCAATAGTATTAGTAGAATTATCGATCAAAATAGTATTGACTGTTAATGATGTTACAGGTTGGGGCTGAGATGAGGGTAATAACTCCATACTGTCTGTAGAGGATGACAGACCGGCCTTGTTTTTAACACGTAATGATGCTTCATATATAGTTCCATTTGACAAATCGCCAATTGTTAAAATAAAAGCACCAGTGCGTACATCGTTTGTATCAACTGTTTTGAAAAAATAATCCAAAGTATCTGCGTCATTACCATATACATTAGGTGGTACCTCAGTTATAGTTTCGTCTAAAAGAACAGTTTTTTTTGTTAAACCATCTGTAAATCTGTCTTGGATATAGTAAGTAACCGACACAATATCGTTGTTTGGATCATTTAAAATTCCATCCTCTTCACCAATTACGTCTACATTGAATTCAAATGTTACACGTCTATCGTTATTTTGAAATTCAATACCATCTGTACCTGATTCGACGATAGTAGGTAGTAAATAAGTATCGAATGAATTGGGCGTTACAGACAAACTTAGTTTACCCTTAAATATAAACACGTCAGAATCACTGTTGACGAGATAATCAATGCTGTTGTCTCTGGGGGTGTTTGTACCAAATAATGTGTTTAAGTCCGCATCAGAAATAGAAAATGTTCCTGCACTATCAGCTATCGTAACACTTTTTATAACGGCTTTTTTACCATCAGCAGTAGAACTACTTAACATGGAAACCTCTACGTTTTGACCATCATACGTATTGTCTACTAGGGTGACGCGGTATACGCGTCCGTATGCTTCTACTTGCGCTAAGGAATTAGACATTATAATATACTTAAATATTATTATTTTTACATTTTTTTTGTTCTAAATATTACCGGTAGAATTATACCGTTACTAAAAATATAGATGTAAATGTAATCGATGGATGATCATTATCCTATGTATATAAATATATATAAATATATATAAATGGTAAACACCTTACCAAGTAACCTAATTAATAATTAATAATTATTTAAATTATAACTGTTCACGTATGATACATTAAACGAATCATGAATAATAATTAATCGTCTTAATTATTATTTGTTATGTTGTAACTTTTAATATAAAAAGGCAACTGTTAAAAGGTCTAAATAATATTAATTATTTATGCTCTGGCAGCAGCGGCAGCGGCACCAGCAGCAGCACCGGCAGCTCTACCCATGGCAGCAGCACGTCCAGCAGCTCTGGAAGCAGCGGCAGCGGCACCCGCCGCCTTGGCAGCGGAAGCACCTCTGGCAGCGCCGGCGGCTCTGGAAGCAGCCTTGGAAGCAGCCTTGGCAGCACCCGCAGCGGCCTTAGCAGCTCTGGCAGCACCCTTGGCAGCAGCCTTCTTCATGGACTTTGCTCTGGCAGCGGATTTACCGGCAGCACGTTTAGCGCTGGCAGAACGTCTTCTAGACGCAGATGCGGATCTTCTTCTCATTGACTTGGCCATATTATATATAATATTAACAAAAAAATAAAAAACTTGTCGCTAAAATAGATGTTTATTATGGGGGAACGACGAAGAAAAGAGAAAAGAATAATAAATGGATGGTTTTATAGTTGTTCTTTGTCCATTCTTTGTTTTACCAAATAACATCCATATTGGGCCAGTACATTCCATCGCCCGGCTTTACTTGGTATAATTCTCTAAATAGCGGTAAACGCGCTAAAGGACAGTTGCACCGATATTTCTCTAAAGGATGGGGGTTTTGTTTTAATTGGGCTGGTATGGCTTTGTCAAATATCTTTTGACGCGATTGAATGGCACTATATATGTAAAAAGCTTCTAAAGATAGATTCTTTATCAATGGAATGTCATCATGAACTAATTGGAAATAATACAAATACTCTTCTGCTAAAGCTAAACCGGATATATCGGCTAAATCTTCTCCCACCCCTATGTCTGCGTCGAATTTAATTCCATCCCGTTTCGCGACCGTCTCGTATTGTTTTACTACATCCTTGATTTTGGTGTTGAATATCTTTCTATCGTGGTCTGTCCACCAATTGTTTAAATTTCCGTCTGCGTCAAATTTACTACCCATATCGTCTAAACTATGGCTTAACTCGTGACCCATGGTATATCCCATGTAGGCTAAATTATATTCTATTCCCCGCTGGTCCATATCGATGAATGGTTTCTGTAAATAGGCCAGAGGACAATATATGGAATTGCTTGTAGGTCTATAGTATGCGTTGACCATGTATGCCTGTGTTCCAACCAATTTGAATTCGTTCCAATCTATTGCTGGTATATCAATCACTTGTTGTCCTTCTAGTTTTATAAATTGACTTCGTTTCCACCCCGAAAGAAGGGCCATATTATACCATGGATCATCCTCTTTGTAATCTAATACTGGGTCTTGTCTCAGTTTTGCGGGTGTCCCTACTACGAGCTCTAACTTGTGTAGTTTATTTAATGCGGATTTTTTTGTCGAAGGAGATAGCCATGTATTCTTTTCTAGGCGTTTTATGAAGAGATATTTCAAATCTTCCACCATGTTTTTCACATAAACCTCTAATAGCGGATTGTTATTATGTGCCACATATTGCTCCGTTAAGAAGGTGTTATAACAGAATGAAAGAGGGAAGATGGAGTAAATGTCTTTGGGAAAACGAACTGGTTGTCCTGCCACGAATTTGCCGTAGAAATCATAGTATATTTCTGTCCAATCCCAATCGAAGCGAAGCATTTGTTTATAAAATAAGAAGAGCCAGTACGTTTTCCATTGTTTTGTCGACCAGTTTTTCTTTAGTAACTCTGTCGTACATTTTAATGCGTTCAAACTGGATACGATTACTTTTTTGGGGGGAGTTTTATAGTGTGATTTTTCAGTCCAAAATTCACCGGGAAAGGGTGTTTTTTTGCCTAAGTTGTCCGTGAAAAGTGACCAATTAAATCCGTAGTCCTTTTCCAGTTCTTCCTTGGTTACTACGTTATAGTAGTTGGGGTCTTCCTTCTTTATTTTGGCACACCCCATTGCGTCTAACAATTGGAGTTCTACGTCCCATACATCTTGTGCGCTAAACTCCTTGTAGTCATTTGGTAACACGGTCTTGAATGTTTTTTCGATGAACTCAAAGTACTTTTCTCTGAATTCTTTTTTGAAGTTTTTTGTCTTTTGGTCGTCTTTTGGGTCGTCGATATAAATGAAATAATCGTATATGCCTAATTGCGGAGGACTGAGATGACTGATGTATTTTTGTACGTTTTTTTCGTCTGGCATAATGGACCAGACAATGGGCGATTGCCACGAGAATATCTCGTCCTGATTTGTGTAAGCTAATAGACCATACATGTTCTCGTCTTCGATGAAATGATTTACTTCTTTTAAAATTTCTTGACAGTGGTGTAGCCCTTTTGTTTTACTTGCCTTTTGAATACAATTTGCCACGGCTTTTATGGATTTTGCTTTTTTTGAGGACGGGTTTTCTTTGATGTATGTATCTGTATATTTCATTACTTCTCTGTATACCTTGTCTTGGACAATGCGGAAATCGTCTACCTCCACATAATATTTTGGGACTTTTTTTAACTTTTGTGTTTCATCTTTTATCCATTGTTCATTTACATAACTATAAAAATCCTGATTCGGTTGATTTTCTTTGTTTTGTTTCAATTGTTTGAACTCTTTGTTTAATACGGTTGAATATTTGCTTATGTCAGTTACTTCTTTGGGCATGGATTGTAATTTTTCAACATTTTCTTTTCTAAATAAACGGTTCAATAATGGATACTCTTTCTGCGTTTTTAATATTTCATTTAGTTCTTCCTTTGATTTATTAATAATTCTTAATGTTGACGGGTCTGACTTTATAGCGTATTTGTTTTTATTGTGTTTTAGTGTCCGTTGTTTTGTTTTCTCCTTTTTTGACGAAGATTTTGCCATATCTACTACTATACAATATAAATATAAAATATATCTGCCGATATCTGCCGATGTCTGCCGATGGCTACTCTACTGGATATGGCTTAAAGGAATAAAAAAACTCTTTGTTTATGGACTTATAATTGTAAGGTTGATAACTAAATTCAGTTGTATGTAATGTGTATGTAATGTGTATTATGGGATAAGAGGTTGTTTTTGCTTACTCTTCGTCGCTTACTGTTCCCATGTTTTCTTCTTCCTCCTCCTCTTCCGCATCTTCTTCTTCTTCGTCGTCGTATATTTCCTCTTCCATTTCTTCCGTTTGAAATGCGATGATATTTTTTGATAATCCTAGACCAAATACTCGTAGCATGCTCTTCAGGCTAGATACCGGATTATCAAACATGGTGATTGCGTCTAAATGCTCCCTATAAGGAAACATTTCCATTTCCTCTTTGATTAAATCTACGCAGTCCTCTAGTGTAATGACATTTGGATTTTCAGGCTTCTTTTCTTCTATGTTGGTTCTACACATCGGGCATGTATTGTTGTTCTTAAGAGACTTTACCAAACAAGACAAACAAAAGCTATGGCCACAATTTGTCTTGGCGAAATTTTTTACACTGTCTAATTCTTCCATACAAATCGCGCATTCATCGGCGTGGTGCTGTTGCTGTTGCTGTTGTTGTTGTTGTTGTTGTTGCTGTTGCTGTTGTTGGTGGGTAAATGAACTCATTTCTATACTGATACGGTACTACTTTGATAATTTGATAATTTGATAATGTAACTGTTGTTTAAAACTGTTAAGTTTTTGAATTTGTTTACTTGTTCTTTTACAAACAAAACTTCAATTTTTTATTTTATAGAAACTAATTATAAATTACATAATGATATAACTCACCACCACTACTGTTACTACTATTAGTATTCGCGCTAACTGTTATATCGCTTATGTAAACATTTGTTTCTGCTCCCTATCATACCTAATGGTGGTGTTGGATACATTGGATATATTACATTCACTGGTTCTGGTAATGGGACGGTCGAAGTTATTTGTGAATTGGTTATTTGTGAATTGGTTGTTTGTAAATTGGTGGGTCGTGCTGGAATCAGTTTATCACAGTAAGAACCTATCATTTATTTTCTTATTGTGATTATGAAGTGCTATGTGTTGTTACGGAATTAACATTTTATTTTTATTGGTTCAATTTTATCTGTGTCTGCCGTGTCTGCCGTGTCTGCCGTGTCTGCCGTGTCTGCCGTGTCTGCCGACGGCTAAGGCTAAGGCTAAGGCTAAGGCTAAGGCTAAGGCTAAGCTCTAAGGATAAGCTCTAAGGATAAGGTTATTATGAGAATGATTATATTATACTGTATTATACTATATTATATTATTATTTAGAATACTATATTATACTATATTATACTATACTATACTATGAACGATTTAATTAAATATATCCTCTCGATTGCTATTGGAACTATTGTTGGATTTCTAGGCGGATTTCAAGGAATTGCTGGGGGGTTTTATATCACCATGTTGTTATTATTTACGGGTATAGCTGGTACACAACGTTTGGCTGCCGGAACTACATTATTAGCCGTGGTATTTCCACTTTCTATTGGGGCTGTCTATGAATACTGGAAATCAGGAGATGTTGATGTGTATGTCGCACTCATTATCACATTGTTTTATATCATTTTTTCTTGGGTGGGTGCGAAAGTAAATGGTATGGTCGATGATAAATATCCGGTTTTAAGTTTAGCTATATTATTGATGTTTACTTCCTTATACTTTTTTTCGAAATATATTGGACTCTTACAATCGAAAAAGTAGCTTGATAATAGATTAGATTATATAAATTATATTAATTATATAAATTATATTTTAATTATATTAATTATATTAATCGGTTGTTTTCTTACGCACAATTGCTTCCGTCTTCATAACACGGCACATTTTGGATTGTCCAGGATTTTGGGATGGCATAAGCACACGACTTCTCAATACCCAACTGATTTTCGCCGACTACTAGACGCATAAACCCAAGTTCACCCCAATATGAACCCCATGAATTACGAATTATCCAATATTGTTTGTCCAATGATTGGTCGTAACCCCAACCCACTACAGATATGATATGATTTATCATCTTTAATTTGTTGGGTAGATTGAGAACTCCACCTTGGTAGTCTACAATTTCCTCCGCGTTTATTCCACATGCTATGGGGCCATTTTTATATATTTCGGTCTTCATATCGTCTGGTCCTCTTACTGCTCCAAATTCGGCTATCGTCGCATTCGGATAATGAGTAATTGGATAACATGACCCGCCTTTTGATGTAAATGTATCACATGTTTTACATATATTTACGGGTGTACATTCAAAATCTTTTTTATTTTCTTGACATTGGGCCTCTTTGGAGTCGGAACTACACGCTTGATATACCATACAGTCGTCGTAGGGTATAGAACCATACTCTTTTATGGCTTTGTATGTTGCTAAATGATCGCCTCCATTACATGAGCCTCCCATTTGACAGTTCAATAAAAACTGAATGCTTAGATTAATGTCCGGCCATTGCGCCTTGCGTGCGATTTTTATTCGGTCTGCTAAGGCGCTTATTGATCCGTGTGCCCAGCAGCTACCACAATATGTGGGTATGTGTTGGTTGAGGTTTTTCGTTAAATAGTTGATTCCTTCTACATTTGACCAAGTGAAGGATTGGGGAATGGCTTGGACAAGTGGTCCTCTTAATGATGTGTGGGCTGGTGTGGTTGTATTGCTATAGGTTATTAAATAATCTTCTATATCAACTATTGGAACGTACTCATTCATTATCGTGAATACAGAAGTAAAGGTCGTCAAGGTTATAATTGCGGCTAACGTCGAGAGAAATCTGAACATTTATATATCCTTTTATTTTATTTGGATTTATATTTAAGTTTCTATTCAAATGAATCTATATTCAAGGTAATAAATCAGCATACAAATAGGATTCTTCTATTTCGGCTTCCTCTAGTCCTTGGTGATGACAATATATACCAACTATTACTATTGTCAATCCGATAGTAACAGCTGTTATATTATATATAGCGGTAGTTTCCATCCTAATGATGTTTATGGTATATTATCCACGAATTCTATTTATATTTATGTTGTAACGTATATTTTCTCTATATACGAGACATATATTTAGTAATATAATTAGTTAAATATATATTAGTTAAATATATATTAGTTAAATATTTATTAGTTAAATATATATTAGTTAAATATCTATTAGTATATTATATTATTATGGTTAGACCATC